TCCGATGCGTACTTGAGACATAATAAAAACCCACTTGTTTAATGGGTTAATTGTACCATATGCTGGTAAAGTCTATTGTCAGACAGTAAATGAAATATTTATTGCATCAAGCTCCTCCACTGTTGTAGCTTTATTTATTAAGTCTTCAAACTTCTGACGCTGACCTGCTATTGCCATAGAGAGTTGCTCAAACTTAGTTGCTTTCACTGATATTTTCTCAAGCAAAATTTCACGGTCAATCCCTCTGTTCAAAGCAAGAATGTCCACGTTAGGAGTGCCTGCTGTATTGTCCATAGCCCATCCTCTAGCCTCAGACTTCTGAGTTTCAAAAGTAAGCTTCTCAAAGTCTGGGTATGTAGAAATTAATGACTCAACATAATATTGAGACTTGATAAATATTAACTCAAGCAAGGGATTCCTGTAGTCATTAATATCAATAGGTTTCTTTGGGCTAATCTCTGCATCAAATAAAGCCCTAGTAACCTCTTGGGCGATTTCACTAGGGTCATCATGCGCACTAGTAAATGGTATCCACCCAAAATCTGGGTGGTTTATCTCAACATCAATAGTGCCATCTTCGTTGTGTATCGCGTTTTTTATTTCCATTATGAAATCCTTTTGTACATAGTTGCTCTGTCTTTATAGTAAGCAAAACCGACACACATCCAAGTACCAAATAATACCGAGGCACCAGTGTCGTTGTAAGCACTAGACCATCTCAAAGTGCTTCCTGCAAACGTATCACCCGGACTTGCAGAAGAGCCGCCTGATGAGCTTTTAAGCATAGCATAGGAACCTATACTAGAATAAGTTGTTTCAGCTCTCAGCATGTACCTGCCGGCAAGGTTGGTACCAAACTCACTGACTCCTCCAGTTGAATAAAGCCCGTTACAAGTAATATACGAAGATGCACCAATTATAGCAAAAGAACCATTTCCGTCTACATCCAAATCACCCGGAATAGATACCGTTTCGGATGAAGTCCCAAGCCTTATTTGATTGATTGCTGTTGTTGCAGATCCTTCACCAATGGCAACAGAGGAGGCAAACGAGGCTGCTGCGCTTGATCCTATAGCTATTGCATTGTATGCCGATACTTCACTTATTGCTCCGATGGCTATGCCATTTTGTCCGTCTACTGTGGCGGTTGCATCATAACCAATCGCAATAGAGTATGCATCAAGCGCATCAGCCGAGTTCCCTAATGCCGTTGCGCCAGTATCTGTGGCATTAGAATTCACCCCTAACGCTGTTGAGTATAAGCCAGTCCCATCTGAGTAAGTGCCAATTGATATAGAATCTTGGGCAGATGCGTTAGCATTAAACCCAATCGATGTAGACCTTAACCCTGCTGCATCAGAATCTTTACCTATAGATAAAGACTTCTCTCCTCCGGCATCTGCGTTGTAACCCATAGCAACCGATTCAACCCCATCAGCTACTGCGTTTTTACCAAAAGCCACTGAGCTGGTTCCGATTGTAGCTCCTGCTCCGATTGAGTCTGTTGCTATAGTTAGGTTTCCTGCTTCATATTTTATGTAATTAACACTACTACCTATAAATGCTCTTGGATTAGCGGTAGCACTATTGTTTGAGTTGTACTGAAGTTGTATACCGCTAGAGGCCCAAGTGGTGGAAGCACCAATTGCTATGTTGGCGTTAGTGCCGCTAAGGTGCAGCGTACCAGCTCCCATAGTCGTTGTACCATTAAGGGCTGTTTGAGTTACGTCAGCACCGGCCTCTACGTTTGAGCCAGAAGTAACTGTTACTACGCCAGTAAACGACCCACCACCAGAGAATGTTGCATTACCACTAGAGTCTATACTAAAGTTGTCTGTTTCGACGATAACCTTAGATCCGTTATATTGTAGGTAGTTAGTAGTACTGCCTATGTGCGCTATTGGAGTTCCTGAGTTGTACTGAAGCTGAATACCAGCGGTTCCAAAAGTCGTAGAATCACCGATCGCTATATTGGCATCAGTACCTTCAAGGTGAAGTGTACCTGCACCCATAGTGGTTGTGCCAGTATTTAAAGCCGCCTCAGTAGTGTCTGACAGGGTATCAGGAAGTGATTCCATTGATACGCCATAACCCCATACGACAGCGTTAAGGACAACCTCTGCTTGTCGCTGATCTACCAATCCTATTACTATCTCGGTTCCAAGTATTGAGTAGTTATCTGTTTTTGTGCCTTCGTAGTACTTAGTCCAAACTCCGCCACTTCTAACGCATGACATATACTTTTGAGCAAGTGTAGACTCATAAACTACATAAGCCACGCCAGTTACTAGGTTTGTATTTAATCTGCCTTTGTCGATAGATGTCGGTACCCCATCAACCGCTATTAGAGGGTTTATGTTTGAAGCGCTCGCGTCAGATAAGAACCCGTGATAAAAAACAGAACCAGCATTAGTGGTAGTAAAAGTAGAGTAACCTACTTTGCAGCCTATCTTTGATACGGTTGACACATCAGCACCGGGTGTTACGTTCGATCCAGTTTGAACTGTAATTGCGCCAGATATAGATGCATTACCCGCAGCGTCCAATCCGAAGTTATCAGTGTCAATTACAAGCTTACTGCCAGTAAAATCTATGTAGTTATTTGCAGCTTGACCAAAGTGGAAGTTGCCAGAGCTGTCTATATATGACTGGAAGTTTGTTCCGTCATAGTAGCCAAGGTATGTTGCGGTTAAGTTTAGGCCAGTAGATGCAGTTTCTGAAATTCTAGCTGGTATACCACTAAGAGTGCTACCCCATTCCGCGCCGTTAGTTGCGTCTGTTGGTGGCTTGGTTCCTGTAGTGTCTGCGTATGCTACTGAATCTGCAGTGGCTAATGCTCCAGCATCCGTAAGGCTGCCGATACCGCTACCACCAGTAATGGTCACAGAACCAGTAAACTCAGCAGCACCAGTGCTACTTATAGAGAAGTTATCAGAAGATATTGCACCGTTAGCAGATAGCGCAAGCTTGCCGAACTTAGCACTACCGTCTATGTTTACAAAGAAAGGAGTAGTAAGGCCATCTGAGGCGCTTAGAGAATATATATCAGTACCGACAATGTGAGGCCCCATTGTCATTAGGTAGTTAGAAGTTCCTTCGACCGTAGGTGCAATGGTCTGTATGTAGCCACCTTCATCAACGCCATTACCAGCCGTAAGTAAAACGCCACCATCTGTTGTGTTACCAACCTGAATATATTCGGTAGCTTGCAGAGTTCCAGCTGTTATCTTGGATGCAGTAAGGCTTGCAATTTTGGTTGATGGAAGTGCATTGCTATCCATGTTCGCATTTATGAAATCAAGATCAACCAAATCAACCGCAGTAGCCCAGTTACCTAAACCTTCTATTTCAGAAGCTATAATAGTTGCAGTGTCAAGAAATATAGAGACCGCATTGCCCGGCCCTAGCGTATCTACACTTACAAGCTCAACCTGATACCTTGTTCCGTGCGTTAGACCCTCTAGTGTTATTTCATTTGAATTTGCTGTTTTGTATTCATTATAAGTACCGTTTTCAACCCTGTACCGGTAGGCTGTTCCAAGTAAATCAAAGTCATCTGGTTGAGTAAATGAAACTTTTGCACTAGTAATTCCAGCCTCGTGAAGTATTTCTGTAGGTGGTGGTGGTAGATCGTTTGGCGCACCTATTGCAGTTGCAACTCCATCCCCGATCCCATCAACGGGTACTATCGTTAGCACCTCGTCTCTAACGGTCGACGGGGATAGCATTATAGAGGAGCCTGTGTAGACTTCGTTTCTTATTCTCACACCAACTAGATCTACATCGTCAGGGGGAGTAAACGATACTGATATACCTTCTAGTGAAAATATTAACTCAATATTAGTTACCGCGTCAGGGGCGGGATTAAAAGCATCACACGAAGCTGACTCACCGTCACCGAAACTATCCACAGAAACTATACTTAAAGTCTCCTCTCTGCCTAGTGATGGCGGTATGGTTATAGATGATCCTGTATAGAAGACCCCTCTTATTTTTACGCCAATATAATCAACGTCAGTTGGTGGCGTGAAGGATATATCTATACCGCTTTTAGTTTGAGTGCATTCAACATTAGTAACAGCTAAAGGTTCTGGATTAAAGGCATCAACCGAAACAGACGCGCCGTCACCAAATTGATCAACAGACGTAATGGTAAGAACTTCATCCCTGCTTGTTGACGGATCAATTGTAACTGATGATCCAGTGTAAACCTTATCTCTTATTCTTACGCCAACAAAGTCAGCATCAGAAGGAATAGTATAGGAAACATCTATTCCACTAAAGGTCTGCTTTGCGCTAGGTGATGACACAGCAGCGGGTGCTGGGTTTGATACGGATATTTCAGTTGGCTTAACTATGAACCCAGTTGTAGATATTGGCTGAACATCTATCTTAAATTCTCTTACTGGCGACCCACCTGTATCTTTTTTATTCTTTTCAAAGGTATAGGTATAAAAAGAATCTGTTACAGTTTCTTCTCTTAATATTCCGCCAGTAGCCCTAAAAACTCTAACCTTATAACCAGATAAGTGAAGATCTGTTGATCCAGAAGAGTTTATAATATCGCCGCCACTAGTTACTGATGTTTTAGCCCATTTAAATTCAGCATCTGCTGACTTAAATTTATCCCAGTCAGGATTGTTGTTAAGTCTATTTACTAGTTCAAGTCTTCTTATTGGTGGTATAGTTAGATCTTTTTGCGCCTCAATTAGGCTTTTGTTTTTATCGACATCAGTTACAGTGATAGAGCTAACAACAGACCCGCCACGCTGATTACTTAGGTTTATTGCTGTTGATTGAATCTGGTAAGATGAGCCATCACTCGCAACAGTAACTGTAGCTTCAGATCTAATGTCATAGTCTATCGAAACCCACTGGGTTTGACCTGCAGCCCTGTACTCAAAAAGAGTGTAAAGGTATGACGAGTCGCCAGCCTGAGGAGACCCTGTGATGGTTATTGTTGACTGGTTGCCCAATGGTGTGCGTGGAGTATTAACAAGCTCAGTAACCGTTACAGTTGGTGTAAGGGCGGTGTTGATAGTGTCCTTTGCTGTATTTGGGACGTATGTCTTGTCTTGGGTGAGGCGTACAGACATAGACACAAGGCCATTGCATTGCTTATTGCCATCAGCGTGACCCGGTGGAAGTATGGGTGCTACCGGCTCTCGGCTTCCATTTTTACTACTTCTTTTAACATCCCAAAATGGGCGGTATTCAGGTATGGCTAGCTCTCTAAACTCACCAGTAAACGCCCTGACGGCTCCACCGGTGCCACTTAAATTAGGGAGCGGTGCGGTTCTGTCTTTGGATAAAAAGTATACGGCACCGGGCCAGCCAAATCCACCTGAGCCAGATACAAATTTTTCTCCGTTGTCAGTGTATGAGCTACCTACGTTACTTGGGGCTCCTGAAACATCAATACAGCCTTCGTCATACGTGAATAAGTTTGCAGCCAGTATCATTAAGCCTGCGCCACCGGCTGACTCAGAACCACCATTTCGATAAATATCACCGAATAACTCTTGGAAATCTAACCCACCACCATGACCGCCGCCGTTACCGTAAAGGACATCATTGACTCCAACAAGACTACCTGACTCTTCTATCTTTGGGGTGATTACTGGGATTCCAGCCGCGTTACTTGCACCTACATTAGTATACCCATCACCAGCGGTTATTCTCCTTACATAACGACCTTGTGGACGATTATGCTGAGAATACATACCCTCTTGAGATCCGCTAGCGCCACCAAAAATACCTTTAGCGCCAACAACGCCCCTGCCTACACCGTTTATCTTTCCTCCGGTAAGTATAGTAAGGTCAACGCAATCTATTCTTACTGACTCAGTAATGTAAACTGTGAAGTTTGCATTAATGTTTATATTTCCATCAAAGTAGTAGTTACCGTTAGTTAGTGTCGCATTGTCATAGAACTCAAAATCACCAGAGGCAGAAACCGATCCGTGTGCAGAGTTTAGTAGCGGAGTCCAACCACCTCGATTAAACGTAAGCGAGTCAACACCACTTGTTAACTCAAGCGGGGTAGCTATACCACTAGACCCGAATAGCTTCAGGGTTGTTTCACCTGTCATAAAATCCCAAGCAAGCCCCTGAACCTCAAAGGATGCTCGCAGAGTATCTAAGGATGCGTAGTCAGGTTGGTTAGGTAGATCCAAGACAACGATGTCTCCAATTTCAAGCTGAATAGTCTCAGACAGGAAAGCCTTAACGGTTGGCGTTACCTTAGGGGCACTAAACCTAGCACGAATACCTTCGGCCAATTGATTTACAGCAAGACCTGAATCTCTATTTCTGTTGCGAAGCCCTTTTAAGTTTACAGTGTAGGCATCAGACGTGAAGTTGTTTAGCGCTATTGAGCTACCGTCTGCAAAGGTATCGCTTCTGTAGTAGCTGTCATCCTGATGCCGCCACTCCCAGTTTATTGTAAAAACATTTCGTATTGACTTAGTATCACGGGATATACCATCTACAGATGTTATGGAGTCATAATCCAATATTAAATCACCAGAACCGCTTGTTGGTATGTAACTAAATCTTTTTAGAGCTAGCTCACCATTTTGGTTGATGTAATTAAATAAGTTAATTGGCGCAAGGCATTGCTCTGCAATAAAACCCTTAGCATCCTCGTCTGACACGCCCCAAAACTCAAGCCTTAGACTAGATAAGTCGCTTCCGATGTTTTCATAGCTAGCTATATCTATCAGGCTTGCGGATACTCCAGCATGCCAAGAGTCTGGAAGTGTCTTTCCGGCATCTCCATATAAATCGCCAGTCTGCAGTGCGATAATCATCTTTGGCACTGGCAGGTCTAAGTAAACTATCTCTTGAAGTTCATAGTTTCCGCCATCAACCGTACCTTCAATATCTACAATTCTAGTTCCAGCTACGCCTCGCTCAACTATTGTAAAGTGAGTTTCGTCTGCTTTTCCTTCCCATCGCATTATCTCGGTTACATCAGACCCTGACGGATCAGTACCGCTAACCGAAAGATAACCTACAGTCCTTTCTGGAGCGTCACCCCATCCTGCATCATGGTAAACATCCTCAAAACCAGCGCTTGATATTACTTCAATAGACCCAGTTACAACCCCAAGAGAGCTTATAGCGGTAGTTTTTTTAAGGTTTGAAAATATAGATTTCTTCACGAACCGTTGAGTGTCGCTCAAAGATATAGTGAATGAGCTTTCATTGTTGTCAACCTGAGAAACATACATCGGAATAACAAGTACATAATCAGCAAAAGCTAAATCTGCAAACCCGGCATATATTTCAACTTTGTTATTATTTATAGAGTCATTGTATGTATCTTTAAGACCTCTGAGTATTTCTGTAAAACCAAGATCTAAAAAAGAAAATGTAATATTACCAATGGTACTATAGCCCCGCTCAGGGACTATTGTTTGACTTGCTCCGCTGCAAGATATAATGCTGTTTTGCAGAAAGTCAGCTCCAGCATCTGTTATGTCAACAGTGCCGTGAGTGAGGTATATATTTTTATTTTCGTTTATTATTTTAATTACAAGCGTAGGGTTTCTACTAAGTGTGCTATTTGCTTGTATAAAATTATTTGAAAGCTGACGCATTAAATGACCTCACGGACTGAAAAAGAATAAGTAAATTTACCAACATCAACATCTGCCCTTCTGGATCTTGATCTTCTGCTTGACATTTGTACGTATATCTCAGAATCGGAATCATCTAAATTAAGCATATAAAACGGCTCTGCATTCATGGTTGATGCAAAGAACATCTCGTATACTGCCGTGAGTGGCTCATCACTCTCTTCTGATACTGCTGTAGTGCAAGAGTAGTTTGGTGTATCGTAATAAAAGGAACTAGAAAGAACACCTGATTTTGACTTTATTTGCGATGTGCTTGTTTCGTCAGACTGATCAAAAGATGTCAAAGTTACATATATGTCATACAAATCATCAGTTGATGGTGCTGGATCAATTAGCTTTAATTTTGGATAAAATGATATTACTGTATTACTCATCGTAAAGCCCTTCCTTGTGCAGAATCTCTGTTTATTATAACAGCATCTGAATCAAACAGCGCAGTAAGGTCATCAGTCGTAAAGCCTACCCCGCCGCTTATGTTAATCGTTGTTGAGCTGCTTTGTGTGTTGTTTGTTATGTTTGACTGGGCAGCAACAGGATCTGGCATTGAGGTGCCTTTCATTCCTTTATCGCCAAACTTGGTTGATGCTATGTTTGCTATCTGAGATGCGCCAGCCAAGCCAACTGCTGCTGCAGTTGCGATACCAAATACCCCGCCCTGCTCAAGTGCTTTTGCCATACCTGCGTATGTGCTCATTATCGCAGATGCCATGCTTCCAGCCTTTCCTATATTGAAAAGCTCTTCGGATTGAGAATTCATCATTTCAACCAATGCACCAGACATGAGTTGGTTTACTTCAAGTTTTTTCTTTGCTGTCTCTTCATCGTACTCAATAATACCATCCCTCTCAGCCTCTCCAACTTCTCTTCTTTTATTGAGTTGATCTTGTAGAGCCTTACCATTGCTCATATTATCCTTATTTCTAAGCTCTTCTATTCTTCCGTAAAACAACTCTATAGCAGAGATCTCTGCATCTAGTGAATTCTCTCTTTGGTTCCGCTGTGCAGCAAGTGACGCGGCTTGAGCATCCCTATTTCTGCTATCTATATCTTGCTCTATTTTTTGTTTTTCATTTTCATAAGCTTTTATAGACGATATTTCTGATTCGCTAGAAAACCTTCTTTTATTTATCTCATCCTGAATAGCTTTACCGCTTAACATACTATCTTCGTTTCGGGCTTCTTCAATAAAGGAATAATAATCTTCTATTGCAGCTATCTCGGCAGGTAGTGCGTTTTCTCTTTGCTCGCGCTTCTTGGCAATTGAAGCAGCACTAGCTAGTGCATTTCTTTTATCTATACCCTCTTCTACTTCTTGTTGCTTTAATTTTGCAATTAATACCTGATCAATGGCATCAAGCTCTGCCTTAAACTGCTTTTTAATTATAGCTATTGTTGCATTTGCTCTAGCTTCATAAGCTGGGTCGCCAGAAGTCTTTATGTCACCTTCAATGTCTTCTATTATTTTTTTATACTTTTTTCTTATCTGAAGTTCTTTACTGTATTCTAGTTCAATCGCAACTATTCTATCATTGGCGAGCATTGCCTTGCCGGTAATTGTTCTGTTGTTAGCCTCTGCATCCAGATCATCAAGCTTACTTTGAATTTTTTGTCTTTGGTTTAAAAGTTCTGCTTTTTCAATGTCTGCCGCACTCATAAGTAAAGCTAGTCTAACTTCGGCGTTTTTTATTATTCCTTTTTGCATCTCCTTTTCTGCATCTGTAAATGACACACCGCTATCTTGCTGAAAAGCAAGTACATCTTCTGCGTCCTTCTTTCTCTTCTGAAGTGCCAATATATCTTCAGTTGAGTAAAGTCCGTCTATTGTATCGTTTATAGTTGATATTTCATCCCTGAAAGCACCTATTGAATTTTTTAGATCCAACTGAGAAAGTTTGTTTAACTCCTCTCTTGCAAACTGAGTTGCCTTTGCAAAGTTAGACATTTTCTTAGTAGCATCAACAGTAGGTGCCTGTATTGATTTAAACGCCAATACAACACCGACCACAGCTCCGACAATGGCAAAGAAAGGATTTACCGTAAAAAGCAAACCCTTAGCGGCCTTTGATGCGGCAAACATTGCGGCGGTAGATGAAACCAGCCCTCTAACTAACGCACCTGATAGTGCGCCGCCAGCAATCATCGCCGCTCCCGCTATAAGGTGTATATTGTCAGCCAAGGTCTCTATACCCTCAGCAACCCTAGAGGATGCACCAGTGGCTTGGTCTGCTGTTCCTATATAAGCCTGAAGGGCGGTTCTGAATACATTGATAGACTTGGTTATTGTTGGTCTTATTGCTAAGAACTGCTTATCTACGGCAGCGCCTTGCGATGCAACAGCCTCAAGGAGCGTATCAAGGTCACCGATACCTTTCTCTGAGAATTCTTTTAAGATCTTTATTCCAGACATACCGCTGTCTTCAAGATCCCTAAACTCTTGACTAGTCTCTCTGAGGCCGTCAACAATTACGTCAAACAGTCCCGGAGTCTGCTCTGCTAGTGAGTTAATTTCTTGCGAGAAGCCACTGCTAAATCCAGCAGAGATTATCTGAGTAAACTGACGTATCGCGCCTGCAGCTTCCTGAGCTGATGAGCCACCAATTTGTACAGCTTTGTTTACCGTGGATGTTATCTTCAAAAGCTCTGCGCTTGATGTTCCGGCATTATCCGTTGCTTTCGCAAGTCGCAAGTAAAGCAGTCCGTTTTCTTCTAGGCCAGTTCTTGTTTCTTTTGCTATATCAACAATCTGCTTTTGAACGTCAAGAAGCTCTTGTTCTGATTTAGTTGCAGTTCTAAGTCTGTTTGTAAACTCTGCGTATCCATCAACAAGATTTACAAGCTGCCTTGCGGTTACCGCCAAGCTTACTGCTCCGACAGCACGACCAACCCCAGAAGGGGCTGATGTTTTTGGGTTGGCTCTTCTGTTGGCTTCCTCATAAGCAGCTATTTCTGCCTTTGCCATTGACCTTACAGTAGACGCTTTCTTCCTTGCGGCGGTCTCTACCATTGCGTATGCGGCTATTTCAGCTTTAGCTAAGTCCCTTGATTTCTTTTCAACATAATCATAAGCAGCTATCTCATCAAGAGCCATTTTCCTTACTGCTGATGCCTTCTTTCTGGCTGCCACCTTAACTGATTCATAAGCAGCTATTTCTGCTAAAGCTAGTGTTCTTACTTTCTTTTCTGCGTACTCATAAGCAGCTATTTCAGAAAGACCTAAACTTCTTATACTTGCTGCCTTCTTTCTGGCAGCTACCCTAACTGATTCATAAGCCGCAATCTCCGCTAAGGCTAGTGTTCTTGTTTTTCTTTCTACCATGTCGTAAGCTGCAAACTCCTGCTTAGCCATAGACCTTACTGCAGCAGCCTTATCCTTTGCGGTTTTTACTGATTTTTCTGCACTTTTATCTGATTTTTTATTTGCAGCTACAGCAGCGTCTGCGGCTTTTTCAACTGCCTTTGCATTGCCTTTAATTAGCTTGTTCATAGCATTGAGTTGACGATTGGCATTCTTAGCGTCAATTGTTATTGTTATTTTCTTTTCAATGCTCATTTTTTTGGCCTTTTCTGAAGTCAGTTCATTATATCATTTTTTTGCGTTTTTCAATCTAATCCTATTTGAGTGGGCAATATACTCCGAGTCCAGTGACGGGACTAGGTAGTAGAGATATTCTATATGAAGCCTTGTTTGCTCTATTTCGTAAAGCTCTCTCACTTCAGATGGGATCATATTGAGATACATGCCGGATTCATAATCTATTCGCCTGTACCGCATTGATGCGTAATACCACCTGATGGCCTCGTAAACATCTTCGTTTGATTCTGGCTCCAAAAAAAGGCCGCTCTTTTTTAAGGAGGCGACCTCGTGATCCTTCATTGAAGATGATTCAAGAGAGAACTTAATTACTTTTTTGCAATTACTTCATCTTTCTTCTTGCTTGAATCAAGCTCTTGTCGCATGTTTAATGACTCAGAGTAAAGATAGGTAATAACATCATCTGCATCCTCATCAATAAGCAACGCTAAGGCTTCAGCCATTGAGAATTCAACAGGCACTTCCTTGCCGTTCTCTTCTGCGATGACACCTTCCCAGTCGGTAATGTGACCCTTAATGAATGATCGCTTGTCTCTAGGTGAAAGCATCATGTCTGTGTACTCGCCGATGTACAAAGTGAATGAGGTATATAGCTCACCACTGAGTGGCCGAATGTAAAAAGTAGCTCCACTAATCTCTACAGGCTGCGCATTTCGGTTGACTGATCCGTTCTTTAGTTTTTTCATTAAATATTCCTATCGAGTAATAAAAAAGGCGCACCTTATGGTGCGCCTGCTATTATACTATGTTTTTTTTATTATGGTTTAGCGATGAAGTTGAACTCAGCAGCGTAACCTAAAGACTTACCGGTAGCGCCATAAGTTCCACTGTTTTTAAGAGTGTCGCCGTTTGCGGTATCGGATTGAGTTACTTCTGTGTACTGAGCTGCAGGCATGCTGATAACCAAGTAGTTACCATCAGTGTCTTTCAGAACCGCACCCAGACCAAACAAAGTCTCGTTATCTCTTTTTGTAATCTCAGATTGAGCAGTTGTTGTGCTTGTGCCGTCAACATAAGAGGTTAAAGTACCTGTGATCGCTGCTGCTCCGAAGGAGATTGAGCAAGCGCCTTCCTTGCCAATCGCTGCATTGCTTTGAGCACCGTTATCAAGTGAGAAGGTGAAGTCAGTGTAGCAAACTTCTGCAGGTGTCTGCGGGCTTCCGTCAATGAAGAATTCAACAACATCTTTTACTGATCCGGTTACTCTGCTAGCGTTAACGGTGTTGTCTGAAGCTCCAGAGATCTGAGTGATTCCAGCAGCTTGACCAAGGCCCATAAGATCGTAGTTCATAGTAACGATTGAGCCAGAAGTAATAGACACACTCATGGAGCCAATCTGACAGCCTGTAAACGTCTTATAGACGATACCTGAGTCGGTAGGGATTCGCTTCTGAACAGACATGCCAACTGGTACGTTAGAATTACGTATAGATTTGCCAACGATTGTAGCTGAAACAGTTTCATCTACTGGTGCAGGAGATACCACCACTTCATCATCGCTTGTTTTTGCAGTAATGGTAAATACGCGCTCATTTAAAGCTGAGTCAAAAGGAACAAAGTACTGACCGACAACTGCTGTAGCAAAAGCGCCAGTTTGGGTAATGGTGCTGCCCGAGTTACTAAATGTAGTTGAGCCAGTTGAGTTGATTTCGTTGTATGTAGAATTCTGCATGGCAGCTTCAGCAAGCAAAAGCAATACTGGGTCTGCAACAGATAATTCTCGCTCTACAGATCCAGAGACCTCTGAGCTGGTGATTACGTTATAGCCGGGTTGACGAGTTGCATCAACTTCGGATGATTGAGTAAAACTTTTGGCAATATCAATATCGCCTGAAGTTCGTCGCAAGTTATCCCAAGCTGGTGTCGCGGGGACACCAGATGATGGACTGACTTGCTTTACAGCCCAGTAGCTGACCGCGTTACCTTGAATGCTTGACATAATTGTACCTTATTCTGTTAATGAGAAATCAATATAGTGTTGTCATTATATCATATATACCTTACTACGAACGAGTAGGTAATATCCTTTCTGTTCCATTTATTCGTCCCTGTAGCCCTAACAACGGCTGTGACATCCTTTGGCTGATCTTGCTGGCTGTATACTTCAGAGCCATCAGCTCCTCTGTATGATGCATTTAGAAAGATTGAGTCCAATGTTGGCTCAATAGTCGTGTTTAAATATTTCTTTGATAGCTCTTCTGGCCAGAAGATTGAGAAATCAACAAAAACAACTAAGCGTTTATTCTTAGTTACTCCATCCATTATAGAATCGTTAAACGTGAAAGACTCAGTAACCTGAAAACTCATCCAGTAAGCGTCTGTCGGTTGAGATTGTCCGGGTGTAAAAGTGGACATATCTATGAACGTGCTACCTTGGTCTGTTGCGCCATTATAATAACCATCTACAAATTTAGTTATCACCGGCTCAGAAAAACCCTGAACAAACATGGCTGTTAAATCTTCATTATAAGTAAGAGCCATTATCTGATCGCCTCTGATGCCGTGGTTACAGCCTTGCTAACAAGCTTATCTGCAGTATCACCAGACTCATCGAAAGATACAGTCTCGGCGTAGAACGCATCTTCGTTTGATACGTTGTTTTGAATAAATATTTCAGAATCTTTCTTTAATGTGAATTTGGTTATGTTGGAGATCATTTCACCTAATGCAGAAGACCCGCTAGGGTCTCCAGAGCTGCTTACCTGACCGTTATACTCTTTATCTATAGAAACGTTCCAGTTAGCTTTAAACAGTCCGCTACGCACCGGTGAGGCGTACACAGCGTACTTTGATGCAACGCTAGCAACCTTTTGAATGTCTTCATCTACAAGATCTATGAAATCATCCATCATTAAGTCCATCTCTTTTGTATCTATCTTAATCATTCTAGTTCCTTAGAAGGAATTTCCATGTAACGCCAACGGAGTCAGATACAATCTCTTTAACAGTAAAATCTTCTGAGTCAAATGTCATTATTGAATTTAGTTTTGGCTTTTTTATCATCTCTTTTATTTGAGATACAACTACAATATCACCGGCTTGAATATCTCTAAATATCTGAGCAGATGGACGCTCTGACTTTGACGGACTCAGCAGAAATGAATCTGCAGAGTAAACAGTATCAGTGGTAGTTTGTATGCCAGTTATTCTGTCTATACCGCCACTCACGGATTCAGTCCATGAAAGAGTATGTAGCGCATCTTTAAAAAACTCATCTGCTTGAAATTCATCAAACAGTTTATTAAAATCAGTAAGTGCGCCCATATATTCAGCCTCTCAAGAAAAGGGAGGAATATTTTCCACCGGATGATAATATGTATGGAGCAATTATCAGTGAGGCTTCCTCTGCGATAATGTTCTTTTTGGCGTTTAGCTGAGAGCCTACACTGAAGTATTCTTTAGAACCAAGGCCGTCCATTTTCATTTGCTTCACGACGGATGGGTCAATCTCTGCATTTCTATTTGAAGATGCTAAGTAGTAAGCCTGAGTAGCTGTAGCTTCAGCCACCTCTGCAGGGAATACTGTGTAGTCAGTAATGGAAACCTTGCGAGAGTCGTATATGCCGGTTCTAGGAAAGAACAAAGCGTAACTGTTGCTGTACATAGTACCGAGATACTTATCCCAGTAAGCTTTATCGAATGTCTTTGTTGCAGATATGACGGCTCGACCGATTTCTTCGTCGGTGAATGCATAGTCTTTCTTAAACTGGTCTAAAGACCACAAAGACTTGGTGTACGCAACGGATGCGTAGGAGTTAGCAGTAGCTCCGACATTGGATATTACATCGAAGTCTGTATATGATTCAGTAGCCATAAAAGCCATACCGTTTAATAGATATAGCCATTATAGCATGGTGAGAGAATTGATTCTGTCGGCTGGTTTATTAACCGGCAGTTCCTGTCACTGTAATTTTAACGTGAGTTGCACCAGTAACATTAGCTAACGAAACAGAGATGGACTCAAAAGGTAAGATTGCTTCTGCGTATTTAGAGGTGTTTGATGCGGGAAACGGGCTATGGGTAAACGATACAGTTCCTTGAGCACCGGGAATTTTGCCAGAAACGATTACAGTCCCAGCAGTTGCTACGGCAGGAGTTGTGAACGCTGCATCGCTATAGAAGGAGGCTACTGCAGTCCAGTTATAGAGGTTGTCATCGACTTCGAAACTAAAAACATCAGTGACTGCTCCTCGTACTTTGTATTTTCTTGACATTTTCAATCTCTCTTTATTTAATTAATTGAACCCAGCCAACTTATGTATAGCTGGGTCTATTTCTTGATTATTCTTTTACTAGCTTACTGATGCCGAACTTCTCAATAGCTGAGATAAGATCTGACTTTGTTTTTGGGCCGCGCTTTCGCTCGTACTTGTTGCCTTCTGGATCTGAATAGATACCCGGTTCAATCTTATTTAGGTCTTCAACGGTAAGCTCTTTCTTTTCTTCTTTAGCCAATGCCATAGTGGCTTTAGCAAGTTGAGCGTTTACAATGTCTTCAACTTCAAGATCAACTACGTATTCTTTCTTCTCTACCTTGACTACTGGCTCAACTACGCCAAACTTCTCAAGGTGAATGCCGGTTGTTGCTGCCCATAATTCGATGCGCTTGTTTTCACACGCCAAAACAATCTTATCGCAAGAATCTTCAAAGCCGTAGGTGAAACTACCGTTTGAGAAGATAACTTTATTGCCGACCTGTTCTTGCTTTAGCCGGTAAAGGATGTGCTCTTCGTTTGTTAAGCCGTTTTGTACAAAGAAAATAATTTTCATAGGTTTCTCCTACTGTTTATAGTCTGTCTATTTTAACATAAAAAAAAGGATGCCGAAGCATCCTATATTTTACCAACTAAGTTTCTTAGTTAGCTGCGTCAGTTACGACCAAGCAAGCACCACACAACTTAGCTTCGAATACACGAGACCAGTTAGCAGGGGTTGCGATAGCTGCGTCAGTAGGGTTGATACCTGAAGCGGTGTTCCAAGCGTAACCAAGTACTTTCATCAAGTAGTTGTATTCGCCTTGGTACTGGTAGCCTAAGTTCTCTTTACCAGTGATACGGTTAACAACGATCTCAGTAGTACCGCGCTGCAGAGCAGAAGCCGCACCAGCCATCAGACCGAATACACGGTTGCGCAATTCACCAGCGCCTTCGTCGTAGGTCAAGCCTGCGATGTCAGCAACGATGATTGGCTTGCCCAGAGCGCCTTGGTTAACACCAGAAACGATTTGAACACCGGCAACAGAATCGATAACGAAGTTATCTAATTTGTCGTCAACGAGGTCGTAGAAAGCTTCTGAGTTCATCAGGTAAGCAGACAAGTTACGGCCTTTATCACCAAACAAGCGCATTGCTTTAGTCAGGTGCTTGTGGTTAGTAGCGGTTGTCTTATCAGTGCTATCAACAAGAACTGTGTCAACGCCAACAGTACCAATCAAAGAAGAAACGATTTGATCAAGAGCGCGTTTCAAGTAATCACCAGCAGCTTGACGACCAATAATGGTAGCCATTTCGCCAACTGAACGACCGCGACGTTTGAAGTTTTCATCAGTTTCGAAGACGGGGCCGATCTTGCTTGCCAAGTCAACACCAACCAATTCCATCAATGCCATACGGCTATCGGTGGCGGCGGTATCTACTGATACATCCCGACGAGAGATCAGATCACCAATTCGGTCATAACCAGCTT